CCGCGCGCACGACGGCGACTCGCTCGGCGGCGAGTCCACCATCGATCTTCAGCGCCGGCGACTCGCAGAGCGGCTCGTCCCAGCCCTTGCGGATCCCCCACTCGCGGATCTCGCGCATCAGCTCGCTGATCTGGCCCATCACGCCGCCTTCCTCGCGACGTCCGCCATCGCGCGCGCCTGGGTCGCCGCCTCGAAGCGCGAGAGCGCCTCGAGCGCCGTCGACGCAGCGAAGTAGAGCGCGCCACGCGCGTCCTCGTGCGCCATCTCCGCGCCCTTCGACCCGCGCGCGCCCGAGAGCGCGAGCTCCTGCGCCCGCAGCGTGCTCGCCTGCGACTGCGCCTCGAGCTTCGTGCGCAGCGCTTCGATCTCCTTCAGCAGTTCCTGATCCATGTGACTCCTCTTCTTTCCGACTCGATGACTCTGGTGATCTCCAGTCGCCAGAATCAGCCCTTCTGGATGCGTTGGATCTGGCGGTCCAGATACCAACGCGCCTTGCTCAGATCGTCGAGCAGCCCATCGCCCGACTTCTTCCCTGCGCGGGAGATGTACTTCACGGTGTTGCCGAGACAGAAGCCGAGGTCCCACGCCTCGATGACCTTGATCGCCTCGTAGGGGTTGTCCTTGCCGCCGTAGTGGCTCGGGTGATCGACCTTGTCGCCGGCCTGGCCCGGCATCGCCTTGGGCGCCTTCGGTGGCGTCATCGATCGAAGGCCTTCTCGAACACGCTCCGAGATGAACATCGCGAAGTTCGCGACATCCACCGCCTCTTCGATCACAGCGTTGTTCGTCCTCGTGCCGAAGAGGACATCTGCGAGCTCCTGCACTTCGTCGCGGAGCCTCGCGAGCAGCCAGTCGACGGACTCGTTGCGCCACGAGTCGCCGCGCTCGTCGTCGCGTTCGCGGAGCGCGCGCTCCATCTCATCGGCGAAGCGCACCACCTCGCGACGCCAGAGGGTGTCGCGACGCCAGAGGTTCTCGGGCCATACCGTCTTGCAGTCGGGACATGCGCGCGAATCCCCAGAGCGGCGCCACGCGTCGTCGGACTCGACGAGTCCGCACTTGCACCAGCGCTGCGGGTACTTCGGCGTGAGCGCCTGACGCTCCGCAGCGGCGCGGAGCGCGCCGTTCTCTTCCCTGAGCGCGTCGATCTTCGCCTCCAGCGCGGCGATCTCCTTCGCCTGCACTTCCTCCTCTTTGCAGTGGTGGCACGCCTTGCGCAGTGACACACCGTGCTTGCAATCGGTCATCAGCGATCCTCCTTCTCGACGCGAGCGCGCCCAAAGAGCTCACCCCACTGCAGCGAATCCGGTCCGTCCTCGGGACGCACGAGCTTCTCGTCGCCCGGCTGACGCTCCATCACGCGGTCGTCGTACGGAAACTCGATCGGCCAGATGCGGTGCGCGAGGCGCCGCGGGATCTGCGTGAAGCGGTACTTCCGCGCGATCGCGTTCGCCTCGGTGATGTCGTTCGAGTCCCAGTTCCGCCAGTCGCTGCTGGCGAAGTAGTGACCTGCGTCGGCATCGTCCCGCGAGAAGCCGACTCCGTCCTCCTCGCGCGCGCCGTCGCACGAACCCGAGATGACCTCGAGCGCTTCGTGCAGAGCGCGAGTACGCTCCGGCGTCCAGGGCATACGCTCTTGCTGCTCGGCGAGGTTCTTCGACTCCGCCGCTGCGACCTTCGCGGGGTTCATCCCGATCGTGATCTTCGCCATCACGGACCCTTCCGAAGCAGACGCCACTCGCGGAAATCCCAGCAGTCCTCGCTGAGGTGCGGAGTCACGCGTACGAGGTACTCCGCGCCGACCTCGAGCACGAAGCCCTCTGGCAGATTGAGCACGCTCCGATACGGATAGCGATCATACGGACGCCACGTGATCGTCTTCCACTGCGGCGCTTCATACTGCAGCGTGTCGACCCGGAAGTACGCGAGCTCCCCAGCCGCGTCACCAGTGCCCCGATAGACAAGCTTGATCAGCACCGATCCATCGTCGCGCTCGCGATCGAGGAGCCTCTCGACTCCGGTCGCGAGGCGCTCGAGCACCCCGATGAACCGCTCGACGTGCACGAGCGGGATCATGCGTGCTCCGCGCGCATGAGTGCGTGGAAGGTCTCCGGGGTGGCGAGCGCGCCCGAGCGCGGGCGCGACAGCAGCGTCAGCGTGCGCTCGCGAAGCGCGGTCTCCCAGAGCATCGCCATGTAGTGCGTGTACCCGGGGCTGATCGCGCTGCGATCACGGAAGGTCACACCGTCGGGCGTCTCGCCCGTCCAGTCACCGAAGCGCTGCTTCTGCACCGCACCGACCCCACGGCGCTCGAAGCGCCACGGCGACTTCTTCGTGCCCGCGGTGAGATCCCAGCCGTCGCGCCAGGTCCCGAGATCCTTGAACGCCTGCCACGATCCGATCACCGGGTAGCGCTCGACGTTCCGGGCGAGCGTCAGCGCGCCGCCGCGCACGATGCTGCAGCGACCCTGCGTGCGCAGCGCACGATCCCGACCGGTCACGAAGTGGACGTAGCCATCGCCCGTGAGCGCTCCGAAGAGCTGATCGGAGTGCATCACGACGATGTAGCGGTGGTAGCCCTCGCGCCGCACCTGATGGTTGCGCGCCGGCGTGTCGAAGAACTCACTCGCTTCCATCGGAGGATCCCTTCTCGAGCTGATCGAGCATCTCGTCGACGTACTGGAGCTGCACTTCGGCATCGAGGAGGGTCTTCTCGTATGCCTTGCGGACCTGCTCGATCAGCAGGGGTAGGTAGCGCATCCCCTGGATTCGGTGCGTGACCGTGACGTTGCCGGGGAACATGAAACTCCCCGTCACCTTCGCGCCGTCGACGAGGAAGACGATCGACATCCCGTCGCCCGTACGACGCCAGTCGATGCTGGCGCCGCTGAGCCCAATGTCGATCGCAGTGCCGTGGACCTGCGGGTAGCCTTCGAGCAGCTTCTCTGCCCGAACGAATCGATTGTCGATGGCCTTCGCCGTCTCGCGATACAGTTCGGTGATCCTGTTCATCACGACACCTCGCTCCAGCGGTCACCGATCTTCGCGGTGGCCGGAAAATCCATGAAGGGCGCGCCCTCGACGAGCTGCAGCGACTGCGACATCGCGTCGCTGAGCAGCTTCGCGCAGTCGTCGGCACGATCCTCGTCGACCTCGAGATAGACTGCGTCGTGCACCTGCGCGAGGATCATCGCGGTCGGGTCGACGTGCGGAAGGTTCGTCGCGAGCTCGACGAGGCTCATGTCCATCATCGACGCGACGGTCGCCTGGATGCCGAAGTTCTTCGCGATCGTCGAGTCGACGTCGCCGAGAGGGAAGACACGCAGGCGCCCGATGAGCGCGTCGCGCACGTAGCCCGAGCGCAGCGCCTCGCCGAGAGTGCGCTCGACGTACTCGCGCACGCGCGGGAACGCGCGGAAGTACGCCTCCATGACCCGACGAACCATCTCGACCGAGATCGGCGGGCCGCTGTAGCCCTTGTCGTAGATGCCGCGCCAGATCGTCTCCGCGCCGGCGCCGTAGTTCATCGCGTAGATGACCGTCTTCGCGACCTCGCGCAGCGCCTTGCAGACGGCCTTCTCGCCCTGCGCGAAGAGCTGCACGTAGTTCGGGAAGGCGAAGCTCGCGACGTACGAGTGCGGGTCCCACTGCGGATCGAGCTTCGCGTCCTCGCGAGCGTTCATGCACTTCGCGATCATCGCCTCGTCGCCCGAGAGCGCGGCGATGACGCGGAGCTCGGCCTGCGAAAGGTCGGCGCCGATCAGCTTCCTCCCGGTCGGGACGAAGACGACGTCGCGCATGTCCATCGGCCAGTTCTGGAAGTTCGGACTCGAGGACCAGCGCCCTGTGCGCGCGCCGCGAGGGTTCCACGTGCAGTAGAGCCTGCGGTCCGCCTGGATGATGATCCCCGACGTCTGCTGTCCCGTGCTCGGGTCGATGCGCCCGAAGTACGTGCCGTGCAGCTTGCCGAACTCGCGGTAGCGCAGGAGGTGCTGCACGAACTCGTGCTCGTGGTGCTTTGCGAGCGCGCTCGCGTCGGTGCCCGGAGCCCCGGTCTCGGTGAACGTGCCCGGGATGAGCTTCAGGGGTCCCGACGGATCGAAGAGCGCCCACGACAGCTGCGGATGGCTGTTCGGGTTGAAGTCGGGCTTGTCGATGATGGCGCGCATCGCGTTGAGCGCGATCGCCTCCTTCTCGGCGACCTCGTTGCGGCGAAGGTTCCACCGATCGAGATCGACGGGCAGCCCGGCGCGGTCCATGCCGCGCGCGATGACCGTCTTCGTGATGTCGAGCTGATGGACGAACTCCGTACGCTCCTTCGCCATCTCGCGCTCGAGGAACTGCATCGAAACGGTCGTCGCGACGCAGTCGGTCGCGTTGTAGTGGTAGAGCTCGTCGTCGGTCTGGAACGAGTCGATGCCACCCTTCTTCTTCGGCGGCTTCCACGGCGGCACGTCGGAGTACGTGAACGCGATGTGCGAAAGATCGTGCGGCTCGTCGGGCGCGACCGTGTTGTGCGCGAGCAGCGTGTCGCGCGTCCAGCCCGCGACCTCGATGCCCCACATCGCCCAGAACACCTGCGTGTCGTACGCGCCGTTCTGGAGCGTCTTCTCCTGCTCGGCGTCGACGAGCCACGCGCAGAGCTCGGCGACGAGTGGATGGTTCCGGTGGAGCGCACGCCGCGGCTCGACGTCGACGTCCTCGGTCACGATCACCGCAGCCTCTTCGTGGTGCTCGTGGTGTAGCCCGACGCACTTGATCCGCGTGACGTCGAACTCTTCCTTCGCGTCGGTCTCGATGTCGACCGTCGTGAAGCGCGCGTGCGCGGGCTTCTCGCGAAGGTACTGACGCAGCTCATCGACCGTGCGCACGACCCGGTACTTCAGCGACCAGCGCGGCTCTTCGGTGAGCAGTCGCGCTGCCTTCTTGATGTGCTCGAGCGCTGCGCTCGCGAGGAACTGCCCACCCATCGCGCGATCGCCCTTCGTCTCCGCCTTGCGGAGCAGGAACGACGGGTGGTAGGTCGGAATGATGTACTCGACCCCCTCGGGGTAGCCGAGCTGCTGCGCGCGGAAGACGCCGCCAGCGACGAACGAGATCCGATGGTCGCAGAGCCACTGCGGCACGACCTTCTTCGCGTACTTCTTGCCGTCGCAGCTCGGGCACTTCTTCTTCGTCTTGAAGACCTTCACGCCGGCGGTCTCGCTCGGGATCCACTGGCACTGGTGGCAGGGGATCCCGTAGACCGTCGCGTCCTTCGCGGTGAACGGCGCGAGCAGATTCGCCGCCTTGCACACGCCGCACTTCCACCACGGAAGGTGGAGCGTGCCCGCGCACGTCTCGCAGACGACGAGCTCCTTCGTCTCGACGTCGACCCAGCCCCCAGTGAGCGCCGTCAGCGCAGCGTCACCGAGCGCGAGGATCACGCGCGGGCGAGCGATCTCGATCTCGGTGTGGAGGCGCGGCGAACAGCTCGGCACCGCGTTCGGGAAGTCGTCGGTGAACCGACCCGCCTTCTTGCCCTTCTGCTTCGGCTTCGAGTAGCGCTCCCCGAGGTCGGGGAAGCAGAGCGTCGCGTTCGTGATCCAAGTGTGCTTCCGCTCGATGCCGGCGAGCTGCAGCAGGCGATCGAGGAGCTGCCCGCTCGTGCCGACGAACGGCGTCTTCAGGCGAGCCTCGTTCGAGCCCGGGCCCTCTCCGACGATCATCAGCCCGTTGAACTCGGCTGGACGCTGCGCGAGACACATCGTCTGCGCGCGACGCTTCTGCAGCTCGCAGGTGTGACAGTCCGCAAGGCGATCGTCGAAGACGTACTCGTCCTGCAGCACTCGAAGATTCGGTGCGTTCATTGGCCCCTCGATGGAGTCGGATGGGCTCGAACCATCCCTACGCAACGCTGGGGAGGTTTCCAGAACCCCGCGCTACGCGCTCACCCGAGCTCGACCCCGAAGCGCATGCGCCGCAACGCACGCGCACGAACTACTGCTTCGTGACGACGTTCCCGGTGAGAACGCGCATCTTGAAGCCCGTGACCGCGATGATCGCTCGCGCGACAGGCGAAGTGAGGATCGCGAGCAGCGAGACGAACTTCAGCATGTCCTCTGCCGTCGTGATCTCCCGCGGGTTCGTCGGCACCATGAAGTTCACGGTGTCGCTCGAGCCGGAGTCCTCGAGCCCTGCGAGGGCGACGAGGTTCTTCTTCTCGAGCTGGATGCCCCAGGCGTCCCACGTGCCAGCAGCGACCTGCGCGAGGAACGGTCCGAGCTTCACGACATCGCCGAGCACGCCCTGCACCACAGGTGCGATCTGCGGATCGGGCAGCAGCGGCATGAACGACTTCAGCGCGACGTAGACGTCGTTCGCGATCCCCTGCGCGACGTCGGGCGGAAGCCCGCCGGCGGGCGGCCCCGAGCTTGCGGGGCCGCCCTTGCCGTTCGAGCCCACGCTCAGCGCCCCTGCGGACCGCGGGGCGCCGCGCGCGGCGGGACTGCGCCGGGACGCGGCGCGCTGGCGGGCGCAGCGGCTGCGGGACGAGGCGCGGCCGCCGCGGGCGCCGGCGTCGGGGCGGGCGCCGGCTCCGGCTCGGGCTCGGGGGCCGCCTCGGGCTGCGGGTTGAACTCCGACGCCGCGAAATCCGACCACGCCTCCCTCACGCCATCGCCACCCTGCTTCTTCTCGTGCTTGCACTTCGCCTGGAAGCACATGCCCTCGAGCTGATCGGGATCGAAGGAGAGCGCCGGCACCGGCTTGCCGTCGGGGCCCGCGACTTCCTGGTGCTCGAACCAGATCCCCGTCGCCTCGATGAAGGGCTTCAGGAAGAACGGGACCGAGTTCGGGCTGAAGCTCAGCCACATGCGGGTCTTCGCGCCGATCTTCTCGCCGCTCTCCGACGCGAGGCACTCGCAGAGCACCTCGAGCTGCGGGAACTTGCCCTCGGCGCTCGCCGGCTTGATCTTCTGCTCGACGATCTTGAAGTGGTAGCCGCTGCCCTCGGGGAACGGCGTGAAGGAACCCTGTGCGTCGGGATTGAAGCCGACCGAGATCATACCCATGATGCTTGACTCCTGTTGTTGACTCGACTGGACCGTTGTCCAGAGTGGCGGTGTCTCCAGCACCACCACTCGAACTCTCATGCGCTCGCGCTCGTCGCGGCGCGCTGATGCTGCGGCAGGTACTGCGCGAGCTGCTGGTAGATCGTGGGCTTGCCGTTCGAGCCATCGCCCGACAGCATCGTCGCAGCCGGCATCCCACGAAGCCGGGTGCGTCCCTTGAACGCGCCGTAGTTGCAGAAGTGGACCTGCCACTTCGGCGGGCGGCTCGCGACCTGCTCGCAGTAGCCGACGAGGTCGCACGACGACGGGAGCAGATCCGCGGCCGCACCGCTGATGCGCGGTCCCGCGCTCGTGATCGAGCCCTTGTCGTCGGTCTGCACCTTCTCGAGCGCCGTGAACACGACGTGCGCCTTCAGCCCGAAGAGCACGTCGCGCATGTAGAGCATCGTCGTGCGCAGCAGACCCCACGTGCGCTGGTCGGGCTGGATTCGGCCACCCTGCGTCCACGCGCTCACGAGCGCGTCGCCGAGGTGCGAGAGGTTCTCGAAGATGATCGTCTCGCCGTACGTCTCGCGCAGGTAGTCCCCGGTCTTGTCCTGCTTGTTCGCAACCGCGAGCTCGTCGAGCACCGCACGCAGCTCCTCGGGGAGCGCCATCGCGTTCTCGTCACCGATGATCCGATAGGGCACGTCGAGTCCCTGGATCGTCGTCACCGAACCCTCGTTCGGCGGCAGCACGAACACCGGGCGCGGGAAGTGCGAGAGCGCGAACGTCTTGCCGCTGCCGAGCGGCCCGTACAGGAACGCGCGGAGCCAGGTCGTTTGTACCTGCGCCGCGTTCTGCCATCCAGCCATTGCTTGACTCCTTGACTCGTGTACTCTTCATTCACCGTCGCTCGAAAGCGACGTGTGCTCTTCGATGGGCGGAGCCGGTGGCGGGGGCGGCGGGGTCGAGTCGACCCGGCGATCGAGCGACCGCTTCGCACGCTGCCGCTCGACGGTGCGCTGCATCACGCCGACCTTCCGCATCACGCTGCGGAGCGGTTCGCTGCGCAGGTGAGCTCGGACGTCGCCACCCTTCAGCAGCGTCGCGAAGTGGACGTCGAGCGCGCGAATCTCTACCTCGGTGAATGAGGTGCTCGCGGCCAGCCTCGGGGGATCGTTGCGCTTCACTGTCTGCACTCTCGCATGCTTCTCGCGTCCGCTCGATCTCGACCTCGAAGACTATGTCGATCACCTCGAAGCAGAGCTCGCAGACCTTCCCGAGGCCCGCGACGCGCACCACTGCAGGCTGCTCCTGGCAGCCGACGCAGCCGTGCTTCATTCGTCGTCAGCCCTCTGCCGGTACCACTCGATGATCGAGTCCTCGAGAATGTAGATGCGCCGGCGTCGACCGCGACGCTCGTAGCGGATCATCCCGATCGCCCAGAGCATCCCGAAGAACAGCGCAAGAAATCCGATGACCTTCACTCGTCCACCGAGGTGCAGCCATGCTCGGCGAGGTGCTCGTAGACCTCGGCCTGCGCGCGCTGCTCGATCGCGTACGCGTACGCGCCAGCGGCCTTCGCCTTGCGCTCGCTCTTGCGGTACTCCCTCGCGAGCTTCGCGCAGCCAGCCTTGAACTTCTCGTCGAGCGCCTCGAGCATCTCGAAAGCGTCCGTCTCCTCGACGATCACCCGCCCAGCTCCTCGTCGTCCCACCGATTGCCCCATCGATACCCCTCCGGAAGATCCGCCTTCGTTGCGCGCAGCTCGACGAGCCCATCGAGGGCCGGTCGCGCCTGACAGAGGTTGAAGAACGCGCAGCGCCCGTAGCGCCTGACACAGAGACCGTAGTTCGGCGGATTGCCGTGCTGCCCTGCGAACTCGCGCTGCGCGTACCAGTAGCGCATCGCGTTCTCCCACTCGAGCAGCTGCTGCTCGGAGGGACTGACCGGGATCCGCACGTGCTGAGGGATCGAAGTCTTGCCCGACTCCGCCCTCGGCTTCGTGGTGATGTTCACGTACGCGCCGAGGTACGGAGCGTCCGCGTAGGCCTCGTGGTCGAGGCACTTCTCTGCGAGCCAGATCTGCCCGAGAATCTGCTGGTCGAGCAGGTATCCCGAGATCGTGTTTCCGTCGAGCGACGAAGCGCTCTTGTGCTCCACGTGCCGCGTCGCCCTCTGACGCAGCGAGTGGTCGACCACCCAGAGGTCGAAGCGTGAGGAGTACTCGAATCCATACCCCACGTCAATACCAATCTCGAGCGTTTCTTCGACAGCGAGGATCTCCCAACGATCCTTGCCGTGATAGGTGTCGAGATAGGAGTCCAGCATCTTCGAGAGCTGGTCGTGGAACTTCCCCCATCCGGGCTCGCCGGCGAACGGCTGAAGCACCTTGAACGCTGCGACGTCGGGAGCAACATCCAGAGACTGCCCCTGCTGGTGCAGCTGGATCCCCCGGTAGTACGCCTCGAGCGCGTAGTGCCACACGAGCCCGACGTCGAGCGGATCACTCCGACGCTTCGGGGCGAGCCGAACCTCGTTCGCGAGCATGTGCTCGCGTGCGCACTGCTGCACTCGACGCCAGTACGTCGAGCCGCGCGCGCTCGGCGAGCTCCACTCGAGACCGAGCACTTCTTCGGGTGCCCGCCGCTCGACGGGCTCCTGGTATGCCAGCGTGACCAGCGCCATCTCTTGCCCCTGCTCCTCGTCGTCCGAGGCCTCTACGAACTGACGCGCGGCGAGCCCGAGCGTCTCATTTCCTCGCGCGTAGGTGCTGCCCGCACCACGGTCGCTGTCGGTCGCGAGCGGCGTCGGCCACTCACTCGCCTCGATGATCTCGGTGTGCTCGAACGAGCAGCCACCATGCGAGTGCTGCCACCTGCGGAACGACTCCGTTGCCGAGTGCTCGCAGTCGGTCCACCCGATAGGCCAGCCCATCAGCGCCTCGACGAACCGCGGGTTCAAGACCAGGCTGCTCTTCGAGGTACCGTTCCCACCCTGCGCGATCTCGGGGTCCGGGCGGGAAGGAAGCGATCCACGCGCGGCGAGCGTCTCGAGCGAAGGCGTGCCCGCGCTCGGCCTCTCGAACTCCCCACCCTTCCCGTTGATCCGTTCTGCGAGCTGCCGTAGCGCGACGCCGTCGGCGTCGGGAGCGCGGATCGCGTCCGTGAGCATCGTGCCCGGGTGCATCACGTCGGTCGTCGTCGTATGCCTCGCGCTCGAACGAGAATCCGCCGTCGTCGAGGTCGGCCAGAGCTCGTCCGTCTCGGACCGCGAGGAAGAAGAGCCGCTCTCGGCGGTGAGGCGCCCCGACGTCCGAAGCTCGGAGCAGCACTGCCGCAGTCGTGAAGCCCAGCTCTTGAAGCTCTGCAGTGACGACGTCGAATCCGAGCTTGAGGTGGTTCGAGACGTTCTCGCAGAAGAGAAGATCAGCGCCGCACTCTTCGACGATGCGCGCGACATGGGGCCAGAGGTGTCGGGGGTCCTCGGTCGCTCGCTGCTTGCCAGCGACGGAGAATGGCTGACACGGGTAGCCTGCAGTGATGAGATCCACGACTCCACGCCACGGCTTGCCGTCGAACGATCGAACGTCATCCCAGACAGGCGCCGGATCCAGTGACCCTTCTTCCATGCGCGCGACAGCGCAACTCGCGGCATAGGCTTCCCCTTCGACAGCAGCGACGAGTCGAACAGCGCGTTTGCGCTGAGCGATGCGGACGCCGAGGTCGAGGCCTCCGAGCCCGAAGCAGAGCCCGATGCTGTTGAGGGGATGTAGAGCCACTGTGCCACTCACTAGACCTCACCTTACGAGACCATGCGTCACTAAACCCGACCAGACTAAGCCGGACCAAACACCAACCCACACCACCAGAGCAGACCGTGGCCCACGAAGCCAGGGCGCACCAGATGCGAGCCTTTCGGCTCGCGGAGATTAGTGGCAGACCGACAGCACCCATCGATACTGCACCGGACCGAACCTTAGATAACGACACCCCACCCGAGCACACCGTGGCCCACCATACTATGCCGCACCGCATGCGAGCCTTTCGGCTCGCGGAGATTAGAGCCGTACTAGACCATGCCGAACCACACCCAACACCGCCACACCCCAGATGGGCTTCACCTAACAAAGCCGGACGTAGCCGGGCAATACCACACGTTACCACACCCAACACCGCCACACCCCAGATGGGCTTCACCTAACAAAGCCGGACGTAGCCGGGCAATACCACACGTTGCGAAGGAGGACATCACCGGATGCGAGCCTTTCGGCTCGCGGAGATTATGTCGCTAGAGCATCGCAGTGGAACTCACCTCACCTGACGCCGCACTGCCATGCCAGAGACGACCGTGCTATACCAGACCAGATCCGTAGCTACTCCGCCGCCTCGTGATGCGTCTGCTCGACGCGATCCCAGCAGACGACGCGGAACTTGCCGTAGGTGCCCTTGCGCTGCGGGCGGAAGTCACCGAGGCCCATGCGCGTGCCGGCGTAGTCGAAGAGCTGACGCATCTTGTCCTCGCCGATCTCGGTGTCCTCGATGAGCACGTTCGCGGTGAAGCCCCACTCATCGAAGCGCGGGCGGATGATCGCCACTGCCTCTCCGCCGTTCGGGTTCACGCCACCGCGCAGGTCGACCTCCCAGTTGGGGTTCGGCAGCTCGAGCACGTGGTCGAGCAGCGTGAGGAACGCCGGGAGCACCGTGCTCTTCGCCGTCGAGACCTGACGCTTGCCGTCGAGCCGAATGAACTGGCCCGCGTTGATCAGCGCCGACATCAGCATCTCTCCCGGGATGTACGGCGCACCCTTCTGAGTGCGGTAGAGCTTCGGCTCGCACATCTCGCGCGGCGTGCCCGGCGCAGCTGCCGTCTTCGCCGACTTCTCCTTCGAGATGAGCTTCCAGAGGAGCTCGTCCGTCTTCCGATTGAAGAGGATCGGAGTGACACCCTCGCACTTCACTCGCACATGAATCGTCATCGTCTTTGCCCCTTGTTGAGAACTACACCGCACCAGGCTGCACTAGCCGCAGATAACCGAACCACGCAAGACCTGGCCTCACGCAACCTTACCGAGCCAAGCATCGCAGAAGACCGCACCACCTCACACCACCATGACCGACAGCACTACTAAGCCTTACCCCCCTTCACGACTCGGAAGTTGCGCACGACATCTTTCGTCGTCGGAAGATCCTTCGGATGCTTCACCTCGACCGAGCTCGCCTCGAGCGCGCCCTCGCGCGTGTGCACGCGACCGTCGGATGTCTGGAATCCGAGACCCTTCGGGAGATGTGCCTCGACCAGGAAGGCCTGCTTCGTGAGCTGGTCCTGCACGAGGTAGATCGCGCGCCACGGCACGTTGCATCGGTAGACATTGCCGCTGAACGCGAGAGTCGCGTGGACACCGTCGTCGTCGAGCACGAGGCCCATCGGCCACTCGGCGCGAAGATCGAGGACGAGGTTCTCGCCGAACTGCGCTGCGACGTTCGCAGGCACGTCGACACCCTCGACCGTCGCGTCGACGTAGAGCAACGTCGGGCGCTTCATCTGCACGAAGTTGCGTTCGACGGCATGCCGCAGCGCCTGGATGGCGGGAGTCGTCACTTCGCGATCCTCCTGAAGCGCTCCGGGATCGCGTTCCAGATCGCCTCGATCTCTTCCTGCGTCGTGTTCTCGAGCTGGTAGATGTGCGAGTGCAGCGACTCGCGCACGTTGTTCACGAGCTGCTGATGCTTCTGCTCGATCGCGTAGAGCTCTCGCGTCGTGAGCCTGAAGTGCGGGTGGGTCCAAGCATGCTTGCCCGTGACCTTGTCGAACTTCCGCGTGAGAGCATCGACGAGGCGCTCCTCGCGCAGCGGCGTCACCTCGAAGTACTTCCTGCCGACCTTCGTGATCACAGCGTCGTAGTCGGAGGAGAAGCGCTTGTCGAACGCGACGACGAAGACCGTGTCGCCGCGCTTGAGCTTCGAGAGATCGAGCTTCACGTCGGCCTCACGATCGCGATCACCTCGCCCTCGACGTGCTTCCTCTCGCATGGAAAACGCTCAGAGAGCTGCGGGAACATCATCGGGTAGACCGTGTAGAGGTACTCCGACGCTTCGTGGTAGTCGGCGCCGCGACCCTCGAGCAACGAAGCCCAGATCTGACCGTCGCCGTGATGGGTCTTCTCCCACGGAGCCTCGGGTCCCCAGACGTCCACGCCGATGATGGTGAGCGTGTCGGGATCGATGATCGCGACGAGATGCGCAGTCACGTAGTTCACGGCTTCCTCCCAGCGACCATCAACGTCGCAAACGCGACGAGGATGGGGTTGACGAAGATCACGCGGAGCTCGGCGACAGCCTCGATGAAGCCCTTCGCCGCTGCGTCGCCGAGATCGCTGAAGTCGAGCGGGTTCTCGAACCATCGAAGCTGGTCGAGCGCACGAAGCGCGATGCCGAGGTAGGAGTCCATCAGGCCACCAGATGCACGCGCTCGACGGCGCGGGTGATCGCGGTGTAGAGCCACGCGCGCCGAGTCGCCTCGGTGTCCTTCGAGAGCGTCTCGTACTGGATCACGACCTCGCGCCACTGCGAGCCCTGCGACTTGTGGCAGGTGAGGACGTAGCCGTAGTCGAAGAGCATCCCGAGCTGCGACCAGTGCGTGATGCCGGGCAGATCGCTGATGCTCGCGATCGTCTTCGACGCGCCGAACTGCGGCGCGTACGCCATGCCGCGCACGCGGAAGCCGGCGTCGGGGAACTCGACGCAGATCACGAACCGCTGCCGCTCGTCGGGCTCGGAGATCACTTCGACGAGCTGCCCGCGCATGCCGTTGAAGAGGATCTTGTCCTGATTCTTCAGGCAGATGACGGTGTCCGGGCCCTCGTAGCCACGCCGCTCGCGCGCCATGTCGTTCAGGCGCACACGCGTCGAGTTGAAGTAGCAGATGCCGGCGGTGTCGAGGCCCCCGTGCGCGACGACGTCGACCGCCTGCGAGAAGCGCGCGATTCGACGTACGCGTGTGTCGTCGCCGGGCGCCTTGAACAGGCGGACGTTGCCACCTTCGCGGACGAAGTGCGCGAGCGCGATGATCGGGTTGTCGGCCGCCTGCCGGTGGATCTTCTCGAGCTTCAGATCGGGCTCGAGCATCAGCGAAGTGGTCTGGTTCCCGACAGGCGGCAGCTGGCCGTGATCGCCGACTGCGATGATCGGCACACCGAACGACACAAGGTCACGCCAGAGGTCGGTGCCGACCATCGATGCCTCGTCGATGACGACGATCTCGTAGGCCTCGAAGTGGTCGTCGAAGCTCTCGCCGAGGCGACTCTTCAGCTCCCAATCGAGCACCTCGCCCGTCTTCGAGTCGATGACGGGCTGGTAGAGAAGCGAGTGCAGCGTCATGCACGGCGCGTTGATGCCGTACGCCTGCAGCTTCGCGCGCAGCACGTCGACTGCCTTGCCGGTGTACGCCGCGAAGACGATGCTGCGCCCCGACCACTCCTTCGCGAGGCTCGCGATCAGCGTCGTCTTGCCCGTGCCCGCGAGCCCGCCGAGCGTGATGTAGCGCTGGTCGCGCGGATGGTACATGTCGACCCACTCGTACAGTGTGTCGTAGACCTCCACCTGATCCTCGGAGAGGTCCGATCGTCGCGGCGGGTCTCGTCGAACGACGTTCAGATTCCGCGCCTCACGCTCCTCCTTCGAGAAGTACTCGACGTGCATGCGCGAGGCCTTCTCCTCCGCACGACGCTCCCCGGGAGGACCGATCTTAGCGATTCTCTCGTAGAAACCCATCGTCAGCCTCTGACCTTCACGGCGTAGCCGGGGATGCGCCTCACGAACTCCGCGAAGAGCTCGTAGCGAGAGCCGTAGTACGCGAACATCGAGTGGTAGGGATTCTGCTGCTTCTGACCGCCCTGGTACTGGACGCGATGCCGCGGAAAGCCGAGCGCCTCACCGCAGGTGTCGAAGAACTGCTCGTGGAAGTACACGGCGTTCAGGCGCGCCGGCAGGATGAACAACACCTCGTCGCCGTCCTCCGAACCCTTCGTCAGCCACGGCTCGAGATCCGACCAGGGCGGGTTCGCGACGACGAGTCCGCTACCACCCCACGAGATGTCGAGCCCGTCGCCGAAGACGACCCAGTGCGGCTGCGGAACCCAGCCGTAGACCTTCGGCGTCGAGCCGACGTACTTCGGCAGCAGGACCGTCGTGGTCGCGTAGATGCCGTCGGGGTGCCCAGCGGGATCGAGTCCGATCCCGCCGAACACGTCGTGCGCATGGCGGAGCACCGGCTCCGGCGTGCGCATCGCGTCGTTGCGCTCCGGCTTCGGCTTGTGGTCGGAGACCCGGTGCTCGCCCATGCCCATCGAGATCACTCCGCGTCGACGGTGTTGTCGTTCAGCAGGCGTCGCGAGTCGCCTTCGACACCGGGGATCTGCGGCGCCTCGAGCGTGGGGGTGGGAACCTCGGGCGAGACGATCTTCGTCGCGAAGTAGGTCGCGGCGCGGCGCGTCCCCTTGACCTTCACGTCCTTCGACTTGATGAGCTTCTTCAGCGCGCGGAGCAGCACCGGCGCCGGCACGCTCTCGAACACGCCCTCGCGGATCGCCTCGGCGCGCGCGCCGCTCTCACCGAAGAGGCGCAGCCGCTCGAGCACCGCCTGGGGATCGAGGTTGTATCGCGTCGACGCCGCCGGCGTGGGCGCGGCCTTCTTCTTCGAGGCCTTCTTCGAGGAGCGCTTGCCGTAGGCGTTCTTCTCGGCCTTCGCTGCAGCCTCACGGCGCTTCTTAGCGGGCGACTTCTTGCCCGACGTGATCGCGTCGTTCAGCGCCTTCGCTGCGCGACGCTTCTCGGGGCCGGTGAGCTCGTCGACGAGCTGAGTCGCGACCTCCTCGGCGACGATCTGAGCGACTGCGGCACGCGAGCGCTCGATGATTCGGTTCAGGTTCACGTGACGACTCCTTCGATCAGCTTGATGGTGGGGATGGGAACATCAGCCTCGATGAAGTGGACGATCGCGTCGTCCTCGAGGCCTTCGAGCGCGATGTCGCGCTGCATATCGTCAGTCGAGCCCGCGCAGCCCCAAGCCGCCCACTGACCCGACTGCGTCATCGCCATCGCGATGCGCACGCGCTGGTGCCCCGCGGGCACCTCCGTCGGCAGGCCAGGCGTCGGACTGACGCACTCGCGCAGCAGCGTCTCGACGATAGTGCGCGCTCGACGCACGAGCAGCGCCGCCTCGGAGGCGAGCGCCTGGTACTTGTGCGGTGGGAGATCCCGCGTCGCGTTGGGCCCGAACGTCGACTCGAACGACTTGGCGTCGGAGACGAAGCCTCGGAGCAGGTGGTAGACGCCCTCGGTGATCCGAACGTTGCGAGCCATCACACCCCTCCCCGCGCCCACGCGCGCAGATCGTCCATCGAGCCCCAGAGCTCCTCGGCCTCTTCGGTCGTGATCAGCTCGGCGAGAGCCTCTGGCTCGCGATCACCGAGCGTCGAGATCACCGCCGCCTTCTTCTCGAAGATCTTCGCGATGAGCTCGTCGACCGTTCCCTCGGCGACCATCCAGTGCGAGGTCGTCGGCAGCGTCTGCCCGATGCGCCAGATCCGCGCCTCGGCCTGCAGCATGATCCCCGGACGCTCGACGAGGTCGTGCATCACGACCTCGGTCGCCTTCGTCAGCGTCACGCCGACCGACAGCGAGTCGATCGTCGCAACGAGGAGACCACCGTTCTTCTGGAACGCGTCGATGCGATGATCCCGGAAGAACTGCGGCACATCGCCGTGCACGACGCAGTTCGACCAGACCTGCCAGACCAGAGCGCACGCCTTCGCGATGCGCTCGGTGATCTGCTTCTCCCACGTGAAGACGACGACGTTCTGACCCTGCTCGAGCATCGAACTGACGTACTCGATGGTCGTCGCGAGCTTCGCGCGCGATGCGATCTTCCGCAGCGCACCGACCCACTGCAGCGCCTTCTGCGAACCCTTGTTGAGCAGCATCTGCACGACGTCGCGCGGCGAGTAACCGCCGAGCGCGACCGCGTACTTCGCGACCTCGGTCTCGCTGAGCTGCACCGGCACCATCTGTCGGCGTAGGCGCGGCAGCTCGAGCCCGACCTCGGCCTTCGTGCGTCGGAGGTAGAC